AAACTTTTACAATAGGAAATAGCGATCAGACTGCGGATTCACATGATTTTATTGCTTATTGTTGGCACAGTGTAAATGGATATAGTAAGATAGGTACTTATTCAGGCACAGGAACTACTGGTAACGCCATTACAGGTTTAGGTTTTCAACCAAACTGGTTAATGGTTAAACGTATTGATGCAGATGGTGGTTCATGGACTATATTCGATCATAGGAGAGTGGAGAGTAATGGAAATCAATCGGCTTTGTTTGCTAACTTAGGTACGATAGAAAGTGATTTTGATGTAGATTTTACCTCTGATGGGTTTACTTTAAACACCTTTACAGCTAATGCAAACGCTTCTGGAACTAATAATTATTTATACATGGCTTTTAGATAAAAGCTATTATTTTAAAAAAATTAAAAAACATTATATTTGTAAAAAATAAAAAAAATGGCAAGTACAGTATTTAACGGAACTGATTTAGTTTTAAAAATTGTTGCAGATGGTGGAACT